GTGTTCGCACACCGGGGACTGGGGCTGTCAGTAGGATATACTCTCGCAGCTCGTAATTGCCCCGGTTTTTGACCCTCTCTGCCAGGATGTTCAGATTCTGTCCGGTTGCCATTTGCCTTTCTCCTTTTCTAACCTTTTCTCCGAGTCTATCCCGTGATAGGCTCAGGGGAAGGGCTAGAAGCCCTGCTTTATAGCCCATAAATAGTGATAAGCCTGCGGTATGCATAATCCATTCTCAGCGGATCTAGATGGCGATTCACCTTCAGGATTGGCTGGAACCCTGCTGGGAAGTCGGCCCCTGGCAGTCTACACGTCAACCGTCCAGCGCTATCAGCCAAGACAATGAAACGTTTTGTCGGTGCTTTGTCGTGATTCCTTGTCATCGTTTTCTCCTTTCTCTTAATCCGTGCACAGCATAACACCACCAACATAGCATTGCAAGTCCAGTCAGGGACAGTAGGCTATTGTATTTTATTATCATACTCACTCTATGTCTCACAATGTCTCATATTCTCACACACAGGTATGAGTTTTAATGACTTTTATGCGCTACCCGTATTGTTGACATAAGGTGATATAATATATAGATATGAGAACTCTCAGGGCTAGATGGCGCCAAGCGGCTCGCAACCCGGCATGGTGGCTCCTTGTCGGGCTAGACATCATCGTCTGGACAATTATTGTGGGAAGGCTATTATGAGCAATACAGTAATAAGGGACAATAACTAATGAACCTCTTGACAAAACCTAGACCTATCTATAATATATATGGATATGACGAACACTTCGCTTACCCCTAAAGATAATACTAATAGTATAATACTTAACCCAGACTTCGACGCTGCTTTCTCTAGGCTTACCCCTAAACAGCAAGTCTTTATCTCCCGGCGTGCAGAGTTCTACTCTGATTATGCCTGCTCTCAAGCAGTGGGTGTTGATTGTAGTAATATATATACGTGGAAAGAACAGCCCGATTTCGGCTTTTGTTACTCCCTTATCCTCAATTATATCCAATCCCGCCTTAGAGATAACCTGTTGGCGCTCCCTTTGGCTGTTACTGACGCCTTCCCCGTAGTGCTGCAAGAGGAGCGCAAGCGCTATACAGAAGATAAAGAGCGCGATGTACATGGTGTAGCGCGCTTATTGGAGATTGGCCTGAAGCCTGTGCTGGCCCAGATACGTAGAGGTGATATAATAGTCAATGTAACCAACGAGTTCCCAGTTGACCTAATCAACGAGGAGCGAGCAAAAAGGGGTCTGGGGAAGCTGGAACGGCAAAAAGAGGGGGCGTCTCAGGTATGAGTATTGCCGCAGATGTGCAGTCTGTATACGGCAACTATACAAGAGCCTGATTTGCCGCCTGATTGCTTGTCATAATAGTTATAGGGCGTAGGAAAACGATATTATTGTCAAGTAACGATGGGCACAATGGCGGCCTTCCTAGAGGCCTGCTCATACTTGGAGCGGTGATTCAGAATTGATGGACGTACAAAACATCGGATTGATTCAAATAGGCGGTCTGTTGGGCTTCCTAGGGGCCTCTCGTGCTGAGGGTGCGGGCTTTTCTGGCTGCGCTTCGGCTTGGCTTTCTTCTCCGCTTTCTTTCTTGCCTTCTTCCATTTCGCTTTCTCTTTCTTTGCCTTATCACTTTATTCCAGTACCAGACCACGATACCCCCCCCAGCTTACGAAACCATACCACTACGAAAGTACCGCCCAGCCCTTTCAGCGAGCAAGGTTAAAATTTCAAGCGATAAATTGATATAAGGAGCAATAAATAATGATAATAAAAGTTCCAGTACCTATACCGGTGGGTGGTCATCTTTACTCTATCATACTTGTTCCAGAACTGCAGGATGAGAATAGGAATGGCAGTATCAATTACCGGACGCAAACAATACGTATAAATCCACTTACATCATCTAGTCAAATACGTGAGGCATTAGTACATGAGGTGTTGCATTGTATCAATTATGTGTATAATGCAGGAAATGTTACCGAGAGCCTAATAAATGGCTTGAGTGAGGGCTTAAACCAAGTACTGCAGCACATGGAAATAGAGTTCGATTGGTCGGATATAAGGAGGGGGAAGTGGCAAGAGAATACTTAGACAGTAGCGCATGGGGAAAGGATGCGCTTATAGTAGAGCCGAGTGAAGATGGGGGGAGAGTTATAAACCGCAGACCAGAAAACTATTGTAGAAGGTGCAATGGGCACGGTTATATAACGGTGATGGGAATACCTGAAGTTTGCAGTTTATGTGAAGGGAAAGGGGGGAATTGACATAAAGGAGAAGGAGGAGAGATATGAGGTTAGCATTAAGAATGCCACGGATGGTAGAGAAAGAGGTAGTGGTAGAGTTTCTGCATGTAGAAAAACCTGGGGAATTATGGGTAGACTGGGGGAATGAATTAGGCGAAGGCAAGCAGAAAGTATGGGAGGTTATTGGGAAGCGGGAGGGGATTATGGCATACATATTCAACACAGGGGAAACAGAGCACTATCAAGTGTTCACTCCTCTAGTTTTGCGCTTACGGTCAGACCTAAGCCCTTCTCAAACAGGCAAGAAGGTACGGCCATCCCCCCCTTATGACAGGTTAGGCGTAAAGGAGCAGGCGTTGGCATAAGGTTCAGCCCACGATGTGGAAGTGGCAGAAAATAGCAACCATAAAAGGTTTGTGATATAATTGACATAACGAGGAGGCAAGAAATGGCGAAGGCAAGTCTAGCAGTAAGAAGAGCGACTAGGGCAAAGCAGGAGAAAGTTGAAGCGACGAAGCCGCTAGGTGAAGGCAGCAGGTTTGCAGCGGTAGAAGCGGCGGCGAAGGCTGGTGGAGCGAAGAATCCTGCGGCAGTGGCGGCGGCAGTGGGCCGGAAGAAATACGGTCAAAAGCGCATGACGGCGATGGCGGTTAAGGGCAAGAAGGCGGCGAAGTGAGTCCTCTAACAGCAAAAGGTCGCAAGATTAAAGCAGCCATGCAAAAGCAATATGGTGCGAAAAAGGGCGAGGAGGTATTCTACGCCAGCGAGAACAAAGGGACGATAACGGGGGTAGCGGAGAACAAGCCCCGCCATATTGTAAAGACCAAGAAGAAAAAGAAAGCCAAGAGATGACAGGACAGATGTCCGAACTCACCCCCAGAGAATACCTGGAGACGTTTCTCTATGTCAAGGACAGGGAGACAGCTCAGGTTGTGCCGCTAGTACTTTATCCTATACAGAAGCAATATCTTGATGGGGCAACGCAACGTGACATAATACTGAAGTCGAGACGACAGGGATTGAGTACGGCAATCGGGGCAGAGTTCTTCAGCGATCAACAAACCTCCAAGGGGTTAGACTGCAAGGTGGTAGCACACAGGGCGGAGTCTACCAGGTATTTACTGGAAATGGTGAGGCTTTTTTATCTATCCCTGCCACCGAGAATACAGGTAAAAACTGAGAACTTTAACATGAACGCCATCACCTTCCCTTCGTTGAATGCCTCCTACGCCATCGAGACGGCAGGGGCGGAATCGCCAGGGCGAGCGATGGCAATACACAGGCTTCACGTATCAGAGTTAGCCTTCTGGGAATACCAGCCAGAGGAGCAGTTTAGGGGGCTTTCTGGGTGTGTACCGAGCACGGGCAAGATACGGATAGAATCTACACCCAACGGTCAGGGCAACCTCTTTCACCAACTTTATCAGGAAGCGAAGTTGGGGTTGAGTTCATATAGAGCATGGTTCTTCCCCTGGTTCCAAGACCCAGGTTATTCCTTTGCGCCAGACCATCTGCTAACGTTGCCTAAAGATCGAGGTGACCTGGAATATAGTGCTGAAGAATCGAAACTAGCTGTACAACATGGCCTGACGCAGGGTCAAATACGGTGGAGACGGTGGGCGAAGGCCGAATACGGCGATATGTTCGACCAGGAGTTCCCGGAAGACGATGTAAAATGCTTTCTAGTAGCTGGCTTGCCATTTTTTGACAAAGTTGCTCTCGTGCGGGCAATGCAAAACGCGTTGCCACCGCTAAAAACTGTCCAGGAAGGGACAGGTTGGGTACGAATATGGGAAAATCCTGATCCTACCGAGCGTTATGCCTTCGGTGCAGACGCCTCAGAGGGGTTAGAAAAAGGCGATAGGGCGGGGATGTTCGTTTTTAGCCTTCACACAGGGCATCAGGTGGCTACTTTGCACGGGGTATGGACACCTTCAGAGTTCGCAAAGCTTATAGACCAATATGGAAGGCGTTACAATGATGCTTACGGAGCGATTGAGAACGATAAGTACGGCGCTTTAGTCCTGAAGTACCTTGAGGAGAAGTTCTGCTACCCCAATTTGCACTACCATCCTTCTACAGACAACCCAAAAGAGGTAAAAATCGGCTATCCGACAACCTCTTTGTCTAAAATAATGGCTGATGAGGAGCTGAATGACGGCTTGAAGTCGGCAGAATTACAAATTAGAGATAAAGAAGTGCTTGGTGAGATGTCTTCATATGTCAAATTGCGGTCTGGCAAGGTTGGTGCAACCGCTGGGACGCACGATGACCTAGTTTCAGCAGCCAAAATCGCCTGGCAGATGCGAAAATATGCCCCCACCAGGCCGATAAAGACCACTGAGGAGGCAAGGTATCCCCGTTTTGGGCCTTATGGGACTAATAGAAGGCCAACACCGGCCTTTAAGCGATATTTGGATGAGGTACGCACGTGAAATCGCCTAAAAATCCCCAAGATGTGATAGATGCCTGCACGGAATACGAGAAATTCTGGAAACCCCGTGACGACAGAGCGAAAAAGGCACTCGAAACGTATCATATGTATGATAAATTGGAAATGGCTAAAAAAGCCAACGATAAAGCCTACTACATCTCCAATGATGCTCGCACTTTGGCTGAAACTGTCATTTCACTTATCTCCAGGAACGAACCTTGGCCTCGTATCCCTATAACCACCGAGTCCCAGGAAGATCGCAAGCTAATTTCTCAAATCGAGCGGATGTGTATTGGAATTAAGCGTATGGCTGACGAGCAGATGCGCCAACAGTGGCGGGGCAACGGCATTATGGCTCTGTGTGCTAAAAATGCTGTCTTGAGGGGTTGGTACGGAGCGTGCCAGCTACTTATAGACGACGAAGGTGAAATATCTATCAAGATGTTCGATCCCATCGAGTTTTTCCCCGAACTAGGGCCTGACAGACCACGCAGGATAATTCATAAATACGTTATGACGGTATCCGAGGCGATGGACGAGTGGGCCATTGCCAAATATCAACCAGTAAGCGATAAGGTTAAAACCGTAACCGTCTATGATGACTGGTTCTACGATGACGATGGCAATGTCTTGAATGGGGTTGTCATCCAAGATGCCTATGGAAACCTGGTCGGGTCCGAAAAGCAAAAAGCCAATCATTATGTCAAGGAGCCGACGATTGTGGAGGGGTTGAGGCGGATACCGATAATCATGGGGCCAATCACAGGTACAACCATCCGTTCTGACACTGTAAAGGGGGTTAAGTGGCAGGCGACCATCGGCCAGGACATTTACAGTATGAACATGGCGTTGAGTAGCGACGGGGCGAATATCTATGAGCAATTTAATCACTATATGTCCTTAGTATTGGAACTCGTTGACAAGGCGGCGAATCGAGGTCTCATTGGTTTTTCCCCCAGCGGGGACTTGACGGCGGATAGGATTGATGAACGTGCGGGAGGGTTTACCTCTCTCAAAACGACTGAAAGGTTAGAAGCCCAACCTTATGTAACGGCTCCTATTGAAGTTAATCGCATAGCGGCTGACCTGGCAGCGCAGTTGCAGCGTGGCGGCATATCGTGGGCTTTGACAGGTCAAGTGCCCTTCGAGATGTCAGGTTATGCTCTTGACAAACTTATCAGTAGTGCGATGATTGTGCTGAATGCCTTTATTGATGGTCAGAAGTCATTTATCAAGGATTTCTGGGGATTATTCCTGGAGCAATACAAAGACAGAGGGCAGAAACCCGTTACATTCTTCGGTGAGTTGAAGACTGGCACTCTCTTCGAGGAAGAATTCAAGCCCGAGATGCTTACTAAGAAATATTATATTGAACCCGACCTCCAGGCGGCTTTACCAGAGGATGCGGCGTCAAAGGCGGCTATTGGGGCACAATGGCGACAAATTGGCATAGACGTTTTCACCATCATGGAAGAGGTGCTCCATACTCAAGACCCAGACTTACTTGACGAGCGCAAGTTGCGTGAAGTAGCGATGAGCCTAGAGCCGATCGCCTTGAGACGGATTGAAGCGGCTTTTGAGGCAGCAGGCGAAATGGAGAAGGCAAAGTTTGTCAAGGAGTACCGCATTATGAAGGAACTTGAGCTGTCGGCACGTTTTGAAACAACTATGCAGGGGCTTAAGGCTCAATACAAGGCATTAACGCAGCCAAGCCAAATGCCGCCTGGGATATTGCCACCAGAGGCGCAGGGAACACCAGAACCCACCAAGCCACCAGTAACAGAGAGGCCAACGGCACCACCAGGTGTACCAGGGCCGTAGGAGAGTAAAATGGCTGAAAATTGGTTGTCTACAGAAGAATATCCATTGCCGCCCTATGATCCACGTTCAGGTATCCCTGAGTGGCTATATGGGCATGAGGCTGAATATGCGAATCAATATGGCGAACAAGCTTTACTTAATCTTTTGAATTTTGGTACACCGGGAGGTGGAACTATGGCGAACATTACAGACGGTGGTGGCGGAGTTTATCCAAGGTACTTCGTGCAAGACAATGGGGACGGCACATTCTCGCTGGTGCAGGAGTACGCCCCAGGCGGGTTCACGGTAATGGCTTCTGGCACCCGAACCGATATGGAGAAGATGTACAATGCCAAGGTTGGTGCTGCAGCAACCACAGGGGGGATTACAGAAGAGCATCGCCAGGGACTTAAAATGGCAGGCTATGCAGACTGGGCTAATCCAAATTTGACAGAAGCCGACTTCGCAAGGATTTCGGCAGGGGCACAGGCTGGTGCTGGAGCTACCACAGGGGGGACTGGTGCAACAGCGTTTCTCAACGCTAACCCTGACATCAGGAACTTCTACTATGCGAACGGTTGGCAAGGACAACCAGATACAGCCATCCTTACCGACTGGGTGAAAAATGCAGCGGGAACGGATACCCGCAAAGCAGCAGCACAGACTGCTTTAGCTGGCGGTGCGTATCAACTGGAACCAACTACCTATGAAAAGTCCCTCATCAGCGGGCAGACTATACCTGCCACTGCAACAACGGGCGAACTTACGGGTGGGGTGAACGAACCTGCGTACTGGGAAGAGAAACTGTACCCCTTCCTTCAGTACCTTATGGGGCAAAGAGGTCTGCAAACCACGGGGACACCATTATCTCAGTATTATCAGGAGATGGTTCCTAGTGCTGAAAGAGCACAGTGGGCGCAGAGAGCACTAGGGTACATGGGGCAAGCAACTCCTGAATCAGCGGCAACGAGTGAGTTCCTGCCAAAATACCTGGGTGCAGGCGGTGCAGGCCAACTCTCGATGAGCCAACTGGGACAAATAGCGGCAAACCCAGATGTAGCTGCACTCGCAGGTCAAATTAGTGCGAATGACTTGTTGGCTTTGCTCGCTCAGACGAAAATGCCCTGGATGAGTGCGGCCTCGAACTACATGGGTTATCTGAGGGGTACCGTGGCTCCTGAACTTTATACTAAGTGGCAGGCACAGGGGCCAACAGCAACGACGAATCAGACCTACCTTCAATACCTGTTGTCTCGGTACGGTGGAGGTGCCTAATGGCAGATAATATGTGGGACGAGTTTTTAAGGCAGTTCCTCTACGAGTATCAGCCTGCATATAGGGGTGCGTATTATGGCTGGGCGCAACCCTATGGGACGACACGCCCTCGACAGTCGTGGTTGGAGAATATGTTCGGGACTTACCAGAACCGCTACCTGAGCCAAGTATATCCGCAAATCAAGGCAGGCCAAGTGCCAAGTCAAACCTTCGAGGAGTTCTTGCGTAACCAGAATCCGCAGGGTGAGTTTGCCAATTTGCCATTCTCCGAGCGGGGGGAAAAGCCGTATGTGTTCTCTCCTGCTATGAGGATGCTTTTTAGGACGTAGCAATGGCGGTACGTTTAGGTGAAGACATCGAGGATAAGGCTGCATTGCGGGCTATTCAACCTTACATAGAGAAGCCACAAGAAAAGGTTGCTCCTGCTCCGCCTACTGGCACGTTCACGAATTACCTCGCCTCAACTTCAGCGACAGACTATCGTGCCTTGACTGTGCAATATGCCAAGAAGTACGGCGTAGACGAAAACACAGCGTTGTGGCTAGTAAACCAGGAGTCGGGCTTTAATCCCCGTGCCATCTCTCGTGTCGGCGCACAGGGGTTGACACAACTCATGCCTGCAACCGCCCGCAGTCTGGGTGTAACCAATCCCTACGACCCCAACCAGAACCTTGATGGTGGTATGCGTTACCTAAAGGAACAGTTGGAACGGTACGCCGGTGATTACTCAAAGGCGGTGGCGGCTTATAATGCAGGGCCAGGTGGTGTTGATGAAGCCGTCAAGACGGGTGGGGCAAACTGGGAACAATATCTACCTGACGAAACCAAGCGGTTCTTGGCCTCGTATCGTGCAAGCGGCGGCAAAGCGCCTGTAACACCTATTAAGCCCCCAACTATCCCTCCTCAACCTGTAGCACCTGTCCCAGTTACTAAACCATTTTACGATCCAACAGGGCGTTTCAAGACTGAAGCAGAATATCTTGCTTATGAGGCAGGTTTAAGACCACAGCCATCATCCCTCCCAGAAGTAGCAGCCAAAGGCATGTGGCTTCCCGTGCAGACTGCCCAGGAAATACCTGGTATGCCGACATGGGCGAAGGCAGGCATGGAGCAGACAACGCCTGGCTTATTCGCCCAATATCTCGCACGGCGGGCTGGGATAGAACTCCCATCTTTAGTACCACCAACATATCAACCTAACCCCCTTGAGCAAGTAGCAGCGGGTGGCGTTGCAATGGTAACTGATCCCCTGACCTATCTTCTTGGCGGTGTCGCTAAGGGTGCTGTGGGCGCAGTTGCCCCCAGAGTTGGCGCTGGTCTTGCGGGAAGATTGGCTACCCGTGCCGCTGCTGGTGCTGCGTTTATGGGAGGCTATGAAGCCGTCCAAAGCCCATTGCGCCAGGCAATAGAGTCAGGCGAAGTTACATTGCCTAAGACACTCCAAGATATAGGCGTAGGTCTGGGCATGGGCGTGGTATTTGCTGGCCTCGAAAGTGCGGTACTCGAAGTCGGCCTACCTGTAGTCAAGAGTGCATTACAGAAGTTGGCGCAGGGTAAGGTACTCAATAAAGTGGAACGCAAGGCTTATGATTTAGCAGTAAGTGAGGCAGGGAGACCAGCCAGAAACATACAAGACCGTTGGCCTTATATGACTACGCCTGAAAAAGTAGAAGCTGCTAAGGCGGCAGGGCTAGAGGGTAAGGTTGGTTCGAAGAACTGGGCAGCGCTAACAGAGGAGGAGAAGGCAGCACTTACGGGCGCAAAGAAAGCGGTTGGTGTACCCAAAGCCAAAGTAGTAGAACCCGTGGACGAAGAAGCGGCGAGGGTGGCAGCCCTTGCAAAAAAAAATTGGCCTAAATTGAGTCCAGAGGATGCAGCAATAGCTGAAGCATTTACAAGGGGTGATGAGAAATCCCAAGCTCTCTACCAAGCCTGGAAGGAAGCGGGGATGCCATCAGCAGAGGTGAAAGTGCCAGCTGAAGTACCACCGACTCCGCCAACCAAACCGCCAGTCAAAGTACCACCTGCGGGGGCAATACCGCCTACCCCAGCACAACCTACTGTCCCTGACGCAATGGCTCGCATAATTGCTCAAGCCAAAGAGCAGATAAGGCAAGATAGGCCTAGAGCTATCAAGAATCTTCTCCTGAAAGTTCCTGCGGTTAAACAAGCCCTGCAATATGAGCGTCCTGGTCTTGCCATGACGGGAGAGAAAGAGAAATTCCTTGTCGCCAATATAGGCGAAACTGCCGCCCGCTCTGACGTGGCTACTAAGTTGGCGGCTAGCCGTACTCCTGTAATCGAGCAATTAAAGAAAGCCTTTGGCAAGGATGTTCTAAGAGGCAAGAAAAGTGCCATCCCTTTCACTGGGACACCAGAACAAGCCGCAAGCCCGATTACTGGAACTCTTAAAGATATTGCTGAAAACCCCGAATTATACACCTTGAGCGAAGTGCAAAAGGCCGCATTGCAAGCCATAAACCAGCATGGCGATATGGGATTGAATCTTGTTAATAGTGGTTACGCTACTGAAATCGGCCGTTTTGTACCTAAGCAAAACGGAGCTTTTCTCCCAACGGTAGATGTTTCCCAGGACGTACTTGATTATTTGGGTACTAGGGAAAGAGCTATTGCAGTTGGCAGGGGCAGGACACGGTTCTATCAGACTGCACGGGAACGTATAGCTGCCGATCCTACTTTTACGCCTGAACTAGATGTTGAGAAACTCATCAGGGGCGCAGATGCTGCTAAGGCACAGATGGCAGCAGGCCAGACCTTCAGGGCTGCTGTGGGCGGTAAGACAAGGCTCGAAGCCATGCAAGAAACTCACCCGGCGCTTTATCAGAAGATGATGGGCTTACGGAAGCGCCTCCAATCCTTCCAGGGCAGTCTAGGAACACTCGATACCAAACTGAAAGAGCGCCTGAATGATTTTTTGGCCTCGCCAGTAGAGGATGCTGACCTCACCAACCTACGGGACAGTTTGGACGTTAAGTTGGCTTCTGGGCCTCGTAAGGGAATGAGTATAGAGGCAATCCAAAAAGAAATTACTGGGATAAAGGCCCAGATTGCTGCCTTGCGCCCTGCTTGGAAAGTAGCCAACCTCAAACCGTATGTCTTTGTTCAAGAAGGGATTTACCGTTACTTCCCGATGGATCAAGTCCCAACTTTAAGAGGTCTTCTGGAAACCAGCAATAATCGTCTTCTTGCTTTCGTGGAGGGTGTTCGTGGGCAATCGTTCAGTGGTGATGTTTCCCCAGTCGGGATTCAGTCGCTTGTAGGGCTATTGGCTGATCCCATAGGCACTACCCAAACTGCTATGGGTGGATTGAAAAAGATGGTCATAACTAAGGATTTAATACGCCCATTCAGGCTGTCGGCATTGATGAAGGACATTGGGGAAGACCCACAAGGGTGGGCGAAATTTTTCTCGTTCTTAGGCTTAGAGCCGATGGGGACACCACAAGAGTATATTGCAGGATACCTAAGCAAAATACCAGGCTTCAACAAATTCACGGAAGGCACTTACATCATCGTTATTAGGGCGCTAAAGGCTTTGTACGATAGGCTTGCCTCCTCGCTGATAAAAGGCGGAACTACTGAAGAAGTTGCCCAGGTTGCTGCTGCAGATGCCGCCAGTAGAATCTTCCCCTTGATACAACCTAGGAGATTAGGGCAATCGCAGGCCAGGACTGCATTCTTGCGTGCTTTGCCCACTTCTTACTCATTCATCAGGAAGCCGGGAGAACTGATGGAGCAGGCGGCGATGGGTTACTTAAAGTTGGGCACAAAGCAAACCCTATCCCCTGCCGAAAACCTGGCGGTTAGGCTTATGACTCAAATGGCAGTTACCGTTTTAGGCGTGTCTGCTGCCAGCGCTGCCATATCAGCCGAAATCAAAGGCGAAGATGTAGGCGAGGCTATTCTGGATGCTGTCAACCCAAGCCCCATGAATGGCAAATTCGCTTCTCTTATTATTGGGGATCATCGCATACCTCTAGGCGGCCCTTACCGGGCGCTATTCAGGGCAATATATCCCCAGAAGGTTTTTGGCTCGCCAATTCCAGTACCGTTTGGTGGCATTCCAAACTATCTTCAGAACCGTATTACCCCAGCGATTAGAACACAGTTGGAGCTACTAAAGAACAAGGATTACTATGGCAACCCGATAGTCTATGGAGAATTCCCTGAGAATGTCCTTAGATTCCTGGAGTATGAATTTGAGGGCGCTACACCTTTGACAGCACGAGCACTCATGGAAGGCAAACGAAGGAACGATGAGGGGACTGAGATTGCATGGCAGGCGGTAGGGCAATTTGTCGGGCCTAACGTTATGGAGGCAACTACGCCATACCAAGAACGTAGAGAGGTTAGAGATAAGTTTGCCCAACTTCCTCCACCTCAAGGTTATGGCAAACGTTGGGATGACTTGGCGCCTGAACAGCAAATATCGCTAAAGGCGAAGCATCCAGAGATAGGACAAGCAGAACAGGCGGTCAAGGTTGAAGCCGTTAAGCAAGAGGACATATACACAAGCGAGGAAGCGCAACGAGCTGGTATCAACATTCAGAACCGCTTACCTAAAGCCGTACAGGGTGAGATGGACAAGCTGGGTGTTGGGATTGGCGAAACCTCTCGCTCTTTCTACATCCCGTCTCTCAAGTATAGTTATCGCCTTAGCGATGCCCACTACAAGAGGTATCAAGACTTGATTGTAGAACTTGTCGGCACTCAAGGGGCAAAGTACGTGGCGTTGCCTGGATGGAAAGCCCAAAAGGACACCACTAAGATTCAAAAGCTGAAGGATTTAGTCAGCGAATCTAAGACGGCGGCGCAGACTACAATACTGGCAGAAATTAAAAAAGAGCAAATACCTGGAAAGGTAGCAGCGCCTGCGCCTACTTGGGGACAGTGGGTTGGATCGGCATTACCTGGTGGGGGGCCTACTCTGTCACCACCACTTGGATTTCAGCAGTTCTTAGAGCGTTTGCCAGGGAAATGAGGGGGCTTGACAAACTCTACTACTACGCTTAACATAATAGACGAGGTTAGATGCCCCTGGTGCGGGAAGTTCTTGGCGATAAAACTAAAAGGGGAACTGACAATCAAGTGTTCTCGCTGTAAGCGAGTATACATAATAACCAAGTAAAAACTTAATAGTGTAGTGACCTTTAGCGTCCGATTTTTGCAGCCTTAGTGCTCCGAAACTGGGCGCTTTTTATTTAGGAGGTATAAGGCATGGTTACTGACAATTCCTCTTCGGCTGACTTGGATGCCCTGGCTGCGGCTGTTACTGCAACACCCGCCCCTGAATCCACACCTTCACCCGAACAGGTAGTACAAGAACCCGAACCTACCATTGACCAACTTATCACGCAAGCCAAAGCCAAATGGGACGAGGAACACCAACAGGAAGTAGCCCGTTTCAAGGGGCAAAGCCGTAAAGTCCAGGAGTTGACTGCTCAACTCAACTACTATCAAGAGCAGTACAACAGGATGCAAAGCCAGCTGGCGCAGATTCAGCAATCCATCGAGAAACAGAAACTCGATGAACTGCCAGACGACGTGAAGCCCTTGGCGCAGGATGCGATGGAAGCTCGCAGGCGAGAACGCCTGGCGCAAGAGCAACTGCTGCAATTACAGCGCCAGTGGGAGCCGATGGCTAAGACTCTCGTTATGCAGCAAATCTCGCAGGAGTATGGCATCCCTGTAGCGGAACTGAACGACTTAAACACCCCGCAAGAGATGGTTGCTGCTGGTATAGCTCATCTGAGGGCTGAGCTGGCAAAAACCACGAAAGAACTGAGTGAGGTTAAAAGTCGAGGTGGGGCAAAGGCGCAACCATTCGCAAAAGGCGGCGGTGCTGGAGCACCTGCCTTCGACAAGTCGAAGTTAGCGGGAACGGGCAAGATAGAGGAATTCCTCCAACTGAAGCGTGAAGCTGGCGAACTGTAAACCACAGAAAATCTAATGAGAGGAGAAAACAGGCTTCGGGAAACCGCACTCTCCGAGATAGGACTGCATGATAAGCCCCCTTAAATCTTATAGTCGAAAGATAACAGGGATACTGTCTTATTATACAGTGGTAAGGCTTTTCCGAAGTCAATACTACTACGGCTGGAATTACAACCACAAGTAGGGTTGCTGGCGTCACAGGCGGCTACCCAACCCCGTCCGACTGGACGGCACAACCGAGATATGTTGACGATGCCTTCGATGTCATGTCCCCATTGGACGTGCCATTTCTGAAACTCATCGGCGGCATTGACCAGTTTACCTGTGATAATCCAAAGGTCGAATGGCAGAAGGATGACCTGTGGACTGGCTCACTTACCGTATCCAGCACCACTGGTTTTACCGACACCGCACAGACAACCCTATATCTAAATGCCAGTTCTGCTTACCAGTTGCAGCTAGGAACCGTTATCCAGATTGACGATGAGTTGATGTGGGTAACGGCGGTAGCGAGTGCCACCACTGCAACAGTAACCAGAGGTTATGCTGGCAGCACCGCTGCAACCCACAGTACGGCTCTTACCGTATACCTGGCTGGCATAGCGGTGGCTGAGAACGCCGACAGCCCGTATCGGGGAACGCCGATTTACAGCTTCCCCTATAACTGGGTGCAGGTGTTTGATGCTGCTATCCAGAGCTCGTTTATCAACGAGAATACCAACTACTACGGCGAGAAGCCAACCCTAGACAGACTCTTGGCCTTTACGCTGAAGCAGCAGACGGCTTTACTAGAGGCTGCGGCTATCAGGGGACTGCGTGGTGTGGCAGCGGATATGAGCGCTACTGAGCCATCCTCGATGGGTGGATTGCGCCAGTATATCAACCCCACCGACTCCAATGTTACGGATTTGGCTGGTGCGGCAATTACTGAGAAAAACATCAATGATTTGCTTCAGACCATCTTCGAGAAGGTGGGGGCGGAGAACATGGCGAAGACCATCATTTGCAACGCCTGGGTTAAGCGCAAGATTAGTGGCTTCTATGAGCCGCATGTGCGCCTGAATCAAGGTGAGACAACGGGCGGCGTCGCCATTGACAAGCTGGAGACCGATTTCGGCACGATCAACGTGGCGCTGGTACAGCGATGTCCCCCAGAGAGAGCCTACTTTATCAATCCTGACTTCATCGAAGTCGGGCACTATAAGAACCTTCAGTTCGCCGAGTACGACCTGGCGGTATCTGGTGGCTACAAGAGACGCCATCTGTACGGCGTCTACTCAATGGTAGTCAAGAACGAAGAGGCTCAGGGACTGATTGATAATATCAGCACCACAGCGTAGGTCAGATTGAAATGAGCCGAGGAAGGCGAATGTCTGAAGGTTCTAAAACCTGTATAGGATGTGGAGCGTGGGCGCACGTGAGGGAGACGAAAGTATATCCGTGTCTTGAGACAACGGTAGCCCTCTGTCGAAAGTGCGCCCATACCCCTCTTGAGGTCTTACCAGACTATGAGAGGGCAAACTTCGCAATTCTAGTGCGGGTTATGAGAGGGAAATAACGTGGCAAATGTAAAGACAACTAATCCTGATGCGACAGTTCTCAGCCAATGCACGCTAGGTTATCGCCAGAGACAAATCATCTGCCGAGATATTGTTGTGGCAGCAGCGAGGACTAACAACAGTGCGCCCAACCTGATTATGGCTGATGCCATTCAGAATGAAACACTTGTAAGGGGCTTTGGCGTTATGCCGTGCAACGGTAGGGTGCTGCGCATTACCGCTAACGGTACGCCCTTCGTAGATATGGCTACTTCTGGCACAGTAACGGCCAAGCTATCAAAGGCGGTTATCGGTGGCACGGACATTGATTTGTGCTCGACGATTGCCATAGGTGCAGCGACTGTCCCCACAGCGGATACGGCCATAGATGCCGTTCTATCAACGACAAGTAGCGACCTAGACCTTCTTAACGGACAGCATATCTATCTGACCGTAGCTGTGTCTAACCATGCGGTAGAGGCCATAGGTTATGTAACTGTGATGATGGAGTGGATGCCGACCGAGGAATAGCCGGGTAATAGGCTCTGGGGGTGAGCCTTAAATCGCCCCCAAATAGCATAAGGAGGCTTTATGCGAGTTACCAATGGGGAAATCTTCAATGCCAAAGAGCCACTGGAGAAGTTAGTCCAGGTGTCGTTGCCAGTGAAGGTAAGCCTACAAGTAGCGAGACTTGCCAACAAGATAAACGTGGAGCTGAGGGCAATCGAAGATGTCAGGATGGGATTGATTCGCAAATATGGCAAGGTCAGCGAAGATGGTCGTCAGATGACGGTTGACCCCTTTGATGGCAACTATCCTAAGTTTCTCGAAGAGATAAACGAACTGATGTCCCAGGGTACGGAAATCGTGGCGGAGAATGTAGTACTACCCACGACCGTTGACGGCAAGCCATTGGAACTAGAGCCGAGCATCCTGATGGCTTTGGAGAAATTTGTAAGCTGTGAATAAACTCTACATCCCAGGGTTAGGGCAGAAACTACGCCGTCAGGTCGAGATGCTAGAGACCTTGACGGAGATATACGGCTTCCCGATTGACCGCAAGGTGCTCGATAAGGCTTTCGAGCTTTACAAGGTTGATGCTGCCCGCAGTCGAGTCATGGTGGCAATCCCGATGTATAAGCACGTAGCCCCTGATTTTGTAGAGGCATTGGCAAGATTACACCTAGACTTTCGCCATGTGAGGACTACGCAAAACCTGTTTGTCACCATTGCCAGAACTAAGTTAGCGGAGAAGGCACTAGAGGAAGGATACGAGTACATCTTTTGGCTGGACGATGACATGATAATTCCACCGCATACGATTCCCCAACTTGTGCAGCATAATTTGGACATTGTGGGGGCACTCTACCACCAGAAGGGCGGCGAATACCTGCCGAACATCTACATCTACAAAACCTATAACAAGAGGACAGGGTGGCACGACTACAACAATATCGTCATCTGGGAAGCGGACAGTCTGGTAGAGGTAGACGGTTGTGGGTTCGGAGCCTTACTGACCAAGACCAGTGTGTTTAGGAGTATCCCTAAGCCCTGGTTTCGGGATGTAGGCGGTGGCGAGGATTTCTACTTCTGCCGTAAGGCTAAGAAAGCAGGATACAAGATTTACTGCGACACCAGTTTGCAATGCGGGCACTTGGCGGTAGGGGCCATTACCACAAAGCACTTTTATGCTAATAAGTTGGCTCTCAAGTTCAAAGAGGAAACGGGCAGCCAAATTCAAGAGGTGGCTGATATGGTGTCAGACAAAGCCAGAGAGTTGAAGGAGGTTCTAGCGTGAGATTCCGTCATAAGGGCAATCCAATCACAAGCCGAGAGTATCCAGGCGGCATAGGTGCAGTCAACAAGACCTATGTGGTAAACCAGGGGGCAGAACCCCCAGAAGGACGCCATCCCTCGATGCGACAGGGCTACAAAGAGATTCGGTTCTTTGCCAACAGCATCGTAGAGATTGACGATCCTGAAACCATCGAGTTCTTGCGCCGACAGCCCGATGTCATCTGTCTGGATGACGAAGAGGCAAAGAAGCCAAAGATGTACACCGAAGCCGAATTAGAGGCTGAGATACAACGGCGTCTGGCGGCGGTAGAGTCACAGGTGGAAGTGTCACCCGTAACAACGGGTACTGCGGTCTTGGATATTCCCGAAGAACTAGTAGGCTTTAGCTGCGATGTATGCGGGCGTAAGTTCAAGACTGAGTATGGAGTGTTTGTTCACAAGCGCTCACATTCCCCAGACTTCAAGTCAAGAGGGAAAAAGAAAGACTACATTAAAGTGACCTAGAGTAACCAACCCATTGAAGGTTGGAGGAGGAGTAAAGTCAATGGGACAGCAACACGTAAGAAGTGATGTAACCCAAGTACCAGCGGGAGCCTTTGAAACGCTGGATGTTACCGATGATGCCGCTGTGGGTTTCACCACTGCAACAATCCCCAATGGATGTGTCATCGCCGAGTGTTTCCTTGACCTCGCTGATGTACGCTATCGGCGAGACGGCACAGACCCCACACAAGCCGTAGGCGAAAAGCTATTCTACCCGATGTCTTTCAAGGTGTATGGCGAAAATGACATTCGCAGGATTAGATTTCGGGCTTGTAATGGTACAACTCATGCCACAATTTCCGTGAGCTTTGGGGTGGAGGCATAACATGGGGATAGAAATTCTCGCAAAGTACAGCCAAAGTGAAGTTAGGCGAGCAGTCAAGACCGTAACCTTCGATGGGACGGCGGGGAAGGGTGCTGTCGGTACAGTTGCCTGTTTTACCGTAACTGGTGATGTTTTGATAATGCTTGCCTCAGCTAAATGCATCACAGACCTTACAGAGGCGGCGGCAACGGCTAGTATCACCTGGGGGATTACAGGTTCGACAGCCTTGTTTGCCCCTAATCCCACTGGCGGGGCGACTGACCTTGATGCGGGAGAGTTCTGGGTTGATGCGACCCCTAACCTCTATGGGGTTGCCGTACCTGCTGCACAAAAAGACATTGAGATTAACCAAAACATCATCCTCACCATCGCCACGCAAGCAGTGAACGGTGGGTCATTGAGAATGGTCATATTGTGGGCAGCTCTGTCTGATGACGGCAATGTAGTGGCAGCATGATAAAGCCGAAGTTTATATCAAAATTACATATGGAAGGATTGGTGTTGTGAAATGGCAGTTACAGGAAAATTATATGGCAAGGTGTTTCTCGCCTCTTTCAACAAAGAGATAGACTGGGACACTGACACTATCAAGTGCTCGCTACACACGTCAACCTATGTTCCAGACCAGGATGTACATGACTATTTCAATGATGCCACCAATGAGGTAACTGGCACAGGATACACCGCAGGCGGGGCTACATTAGCGGGCAAGACCATCACCTACACAGGTGCTACCAATAAAATCACTCTAGATGCTAATGATGCAACCTGGTCAAGTGCAACTATCACGGCACGGGTGGCAGTAGTCTACGATGCCCAGACTGGTGTGGCTACTACCGAGCCGCTTATCTGCTACCAGCTTAGTGATGCAGACATTACCAGCACCAACGGGACATATACCGTGAGTTGGAACGCAAATGGCATTGCTGAGATTAGTGTATCGTAAAAGTTCCAAGTGTGCTATAATTATGGTAGGAGGTAACCATGAGAATAGCACAGAATTACAAACAGGACAGCGATGGACAATGGTGGTACTACTCTAAAGGCCGTAGATGGTCAGCGGAAGTCAGGCAGTGTGTCTGCGGGGAACAGTTTATTACTCGGTCTTCCCACAAAGGTAAATTGGGGATGTATTGTTCAACAAGTTGTGCTAGCCGTTATTTGGGACTCGCTAAAAGCATGTATTCTCCACCAGGCCCTAGCCATCACAATTGGAAGGGGGGGAGACATACTTATACTACACACGGGCGAACTTACAGGATGATTTACGCACCTGAACATCCCAACAATAACAAAGGCTATATTGCTGAGCATCGGCTGGTGATGGAAAAACAGTTGGGTCGCTACTTACAACCTTGGGAACAAGTGCATCATAAAAATGGAGATACACTCGATAACCGCATTGAAAACTTGGAATTATGGGGGCTTTGGGGTGCACAAAAGCAACCTTTTGGTCAGCGAGCTACCGATATGAAGCCTCACTGCCCAACCTGCACCTGTTTTAAGGAGGTGGGCTATGGAGCGAGTAGAAGCATGGAAACACCTATTTGAGTTACGTAGGAGGCACGATGGATAACGAAGAAGCCAAAGAGATGCTTTTCAACATGCTCAAGGTGCCTGGCTTGCTCAGGATAATCACCAATGAGTGCGTTTCACCTAATTGTAAGGGCGGCGAGCACGATACATCTAAGTATCCTTTGACCGACCCACGCCACTTTGTCATCCACAAGGTTGTGAACCTAGAAGAATTGCCAAATGGAAGGATACGGGCTGACTCTGCTGAAGGTGATTGGACTTACGGATATCCTGAAGCAGTTTTAAGGCGGCTGCAAGAGTGGAACATGGGCAAGATAATTGCTGAAGCACCTCAAGGCAAAAGCGGAGTATTTTCAAGATTATTTAGACATTAGGGGATTAAATGTCTGATACTGGAGCTAAATATCCAGCAACTAAGACAACCCAGGCGGTAGCGCCTGAAAGCTCCGATAACTGGGTAAACATTGCCAATATTGGTGCTGATGATGGTGTTTATGCCTATATTACTGCAGCTACCTATGACACCAATGATATTTGCTATCGGGCTAAGGCACAAGGGTTTGACTTTTCGGCAATTCCTGATGGTGCTACCATAGATGGTATCCTGGTAGAAATTGAACGGCGATGTGCTGCTGGCGCTGCTAAGGATTATCGAGTCCAGTTGCTGGATGCCTCTGGTGCTCTTGTAGGTGATAACAAGGCTGATACAGTCAATGCATGGCCAGGTACTGATACTGTCAAATCTTATGGGGAAGCTACCGACAAGTGGAATGCCTCGCCTACAGTAGCGATGGTTAAGGATGCTGACTTTGGTGTTGTCCTCTCAGTTCAAGCTACAGCCGACAATACAGACATTTATGTTGACTTCATCCGAATAACCATCTACTACACAGTGCAGGTTGTAAATGGCACGATGAATGCTGCCCTTTGCACAGCAACAGCCCTAACCTATGACGGAGGGCTCACTGGCGGAGCAACGATAGCCTGTGCTTTGCCTACTGCATCTGCTCTTGCCTATGAGGCTGTTTATTCAGGCTCAGCCTCGTGGGATGGCGCAGTAGCCCTAGCAGATGCGAGTTCGCCTAATGCAGATATTGGGGTTTATGGGACGCTAGAAGCTGCTCTTGCCTTAGCGACGGCACTAGGTTATGCCAGCACGCTAACAGGGACAGCTCTTATGGAGGCAGCGGTAGCCTTAGCCAGTGCACTATCCCCTGAAGCAACTTGCAGCGCCGATGCTTTGCTAGTAGGAGCATTGGCAACAGCGGTAGCCGAGTCCTACTCAGGTGAGCTCACTGGGGCTGCCGTTATGGAAGCGGTTACATCACTTGCTAATGCCACGTCGCCTGCGGCAGTTTATAGTGGCAATGTATCACTGGCAGGAGTGCTGGCTGAGGCAACGGCACTAGCCTTTGCTGCCGAACTCATAGGAGGAGAAGGTGGCGGGCCAGGCTTTGCATGGAGCACTGGGCGTTGGTTTAGGAGATAGCGATGGTAAGGAAGAACCGCAAGAACAAGAAGAAGCCAAAGAAGGGGCAAGTTCCTGTTGTCATCCCCAAGAAAAAGAAGAAGAGGTAACACATGAATAGACAAGAGGCACGGCAAGAACTCGCCCTCACGATGGGGGATACTGGCGTAGGCCTGGTTACAGAAGTAACGACCAGCGCAGGCAACGCTGGAGGCACTACTGTTATCTGTACAGGGCTTACCCAACAGAACGACTATTGGAATGGTGGCCAGGTTATCCCTTATTCAGGCACGTATGCGGGGTACTCACGGCGCATCACCGACTGGGTACTTAGCACCAATACCCTGACAACCGTAGCCTTTGGCGGCACAATTGCTAACGGTGTGAACATTGAAGTTCTGCTTTCCCATGTCTACGCCGAATACAACGGTGCTTTCGATAGAGCGATCCGCTATGCCCGCAACAAGACTCGCTTCCTGCAATCTTATGTTAATGAATCCTTAACGCTTGACGCTTCTACTTACGAATATGTTATTCCCAGGGGTAAAGTTGTGTCAGGTACGGCTGGGGCTACCAGCACCACAACAACCCTAGTCAACACTGGTTTAACCCAAGCTGACAATTATTGGATTGGGGCCAAACTGACTATCACAGGTGGCACTAACGCAGGCAAGTATAGATACATTACCGACAGCGACCAAAGCGATACCAGCGTTACCTTCGATGCCTTTGACACAGCCATAGATGCTACCAGCACCTTCTATCTGGAGCGTTTCGAGCCTGTGTATCTTTATCGTGTCGAATACGAAGACACCGATGGCGACTGGTTGCAAGTCGAGCCACAACATTGGGCTGTCATCAGGCGGGGGTCAAGCCCCGTAATCCGCTTCACTCATAATGCCGTAGGCGCATATGCCGACCAGAGGATACGCCTCTTGGGACAACGCTTGCCAGCACTCTTTGTTAACGAGATGGACGAGTGCGAAGTGGACGAGGAGTACCTGATGGTCTACGCCGAGCAAATACTACGGGGAGCAGTTGCTAGAAGGCGAGACCTGGATGTAGAGGACAATCGGGCACGGCGACTGGAATTGCGGCAAGAGGCAGAACTCATACTCCAGAACGATCCTACTGTACCATTCCCTGGTGCCAGGAGATGTCAATAATGGTAACGAGACTGTCGCAACGTCCTAACACAATATACCTCAACGGTCAAGAATACCCTATCGAGGGCAACGTCCAGGTGCAAGACGTGAACCCCTTTATCGTGGGTGTGGCGGCGACAGGGACACAAGAGGCACAGAATTTTAGCGGTGCAAACCACTGGTTTATCGAAGACCTGACAGGCGGCTTCGGTATAGACATCGGGGACATACGCAATAACCTAGATAGGTTTTGGGACTCAACTATATCTACCCACGTCAAGAAACGCCTTACATTGCCACCCCTAATAAACACAGCCTTGACATTGGCTACTGGCGCAACCGTTCAGAAATTCTGGGACTTTGGGGGCAAAAGTTACGCAGCGGCAACTCTTACGGGCGGTACTTATCCTATCTATTGTGGAACGGCAGGTGCTTGGTCGGGGACAGCAGTTAAAGCCGATCTGGGGGCACCAGTTGTAGATTTCGTGGAGTATAGGGGCAATGGCATAGTCCTGTTTGGTGAAAATACAACCTTCCAGTATTCGAGCGACATGGCCTCATGGACGGCAAATGGGAGCGCCGAGAAGGGGAACTATGGCTGTATCTTTGACGATAAGTTTACCATCATTAAGCGGGTGGCAACAGGCAGTACCTACGGTGGGCAAATCAGGTACGGCACGGATGTTACGGGTGCTTTGACCGCTGGCGGCATCCTGGAAAACGCTCACCCTACCAGCATCATCACCCATCGGGATGCTCAGGGTAATCCCTGCGTCTATATCGGCTCACAAGAGGGACTTGCCGCCTACGATTTCTGGTCGCAGAAGGCATATCCCCAAGACCTGAAGTTCGACACCTGCCTTGATGTTAAGAACTGTATAGGGATGTCTAAGTGGCACAACAACGCCCTGTGGATTCCTGCTCAAGCCAGTCTGTGGCAATATACCCCTGGTAATCCCGCTTCCGTTGTTCCCATCGGCCCCGACCTGGATGCCGGCCTTCCCGCAGCGTTTCAGGGGAATATCATTAAGGTTATCCCCACGATCTACTGTGTCTACATCCTCATCCAAGATAAGAACTCCAAAGGCATCATCCTGCGTACTACTGGAGGCGGGCGTTTTCACTATGTAGCTGCAAGTTCTGGCGCTTGCTACGATATGCACTACTCCAACGTTACTTCTCCGCCACGGCTCTACTTCGGGGACGCTAACGCCATCAAGTATGTAACAGTCCCAGACATAGCAGCCAACGAATACTACTACGATGTTGCAACGCAATCCTACGCCCCTACTGGCTATCTGACCACCTGGCGCTTTCATGGGGGCCTTCCTAGCGTGCCGAAAGTAGCATTGCGCCTGACTGTGAGAGCAGACAACGTAGCGGCAACGGAAACAGTTGTAGTCCAGTATAAGATTAACGGTACTGGCGACTGGAGCACGGGAGTCACAATAGATAGTATGAGTGACAATCCCATCAGTTTTGGCTCTGGCGCAGGCTTAGAGTTTTACGACATTCAATTCAAGTTCACATTGACTACTACAACAACCCTTACCCCTCGCATCTGGAACATAGACTTTGAGTGGCTGGCAACCCCCACGAGGCGCTATGCCTACACTCAGACACTACTCTTGATGAACGGGGAATTGCCAAACTACACGGGGCAGCAGCTCATAACCGCCTTTAACACGGCATTAGGGACGAATACCTTGCTGGCCTATTATCCTGACGGCGATACATCGGGGACGGCCAAGTATGTACGCATCGAGCAAGCACCTTATCAGACCTGGGCAGGACGAATCACCAAAGAAGGACGCTACCGAGTCCGTGTTGTGGAGTTCTAGGATGATTAGCAATACTAGGTTCAGGAGGCAACTATTCAAGGCATTCCCTGTACGCACAGTCCGAGGCAGTGGGAAGCGAGATAACTTACCCAGATTAGAGGGCAAGCCACAAGTGCCAAACCTAACTATGACGGATACTTCCCTCGAAGGCATAGAAGGGTCGCAGGGCGAAATAATAGCGATGTCGTGGCTACAACGGCAGGGGATACCATTTACCCCACAAGTGCCTATCCTCGGCGGGAGACAGGTACGAGGTGGCCGGGTGCTAGATATAGTAATCAGCGAAGGGATGGCGCAACCGTTGGTGATTCGGGTACAGTCCGAGCGGTATCACGCTGGCTCTAGCGAACTAGAAGGCCATGACCTAGAGGAAGAGGTCATGCTGATAAATATGGGGTATGAGGTCGTGGATGTCTGGGAGAGAAGACTCCTAATTGATGTGGATTTTGTCATGCGTAATGCCCTAATGGGCGTAGAGGTTGGCCGATGATAGGGGCGTTGCTCGCATTTCTCATGTTCTTAGGTACAGTTGTAGCCCCTATCCAGTGGGATGGGCAACTAGAGGGGTTGGCACAAGAGCGAGCGACACAGTTGGCGCAAGGGGCTGAGTTCCGCCATACTGATTACATTCCTTCCCAACTCGCTTACTGTGGTTGCGGCCTCTACGGGGAAATGCTAGGTCGTACTTCTGGCAGTGTCATAGACCTGTTCCATGCCTTTTTGAATAGCCCTTCTCATAGGGCTATTATGTTATCTGACTGGGATAGCATAGCGGTAGCAGTTAGTTCTAATGAAACCTGGCACATGATTATCGTAGTGAGTTATCTAGGAGATTGTAACTAATGGCCACACAAGTTGAAGGTTACGCAGTGTGCGCACAGGGTCAGCCCCTTATTGGGGTCGTAGTTAACCTCTATTCTGTAACTGACCTGGAGACTATCGTGGCGACAACCACTACCAACTCTAGTGGGTATTATTCGTTCACGGGGTTGGCTGATGGCGATTATATTGCCCGCATTATATCAGGGGTTATCGGCACGATAGGGGCGGAGCGATTCACATACAAGGGTGGAGAATGGCGCTGGGGTACAGGGACAGTAGGGGTGAACTTCACAGGCGTAAGGATAGACCAGGAAGGCGTAAGAGGATATGCCAATAACGTAGTTACTTTTGACCTTGATGCCACGACAGGCACTTTGGTACAAAGTGGGCTTGACCTCGATGATATAGCCGATGGTACTACCCATCAGAGATTATTGGCTACCCAAATTTCAGCAGGCAAGATATACCTATCTGATGCGTCTACCTATAAGGCGGGCTATGACCCTAGTGGGAAACGGAGAGTATTCACCGCAACACCTACAACGCCTTACGATGTCGGCGACCTCTGGTTAGATGCCACCACAGTCAAACGATGCACAACAGCAAGGGCAAGCGGAGCTTATGTAGCTGGCGATTGGACTGCCACGACCCTTGATGCTATCACTGATGGCACCACTTATAGTCGTGTGCTAACCACTAGCATAAGTGCTGGTAAGATACTGCTAGATGAAACCACTGCAGGCACTTATGGCAAAGTGCTAAGCACTGATATATCTGCTGGGCACATCCTTCTTTCTGCTTGCACGGGTACACTGGATAACATAGCCAATGGTACTACTTATGGCAAGGTGGCGCTAACTGGCATATCAGCAGGGAAAATCGTAGTTGCTGGCCTTGATAGTGGCGTAACTGCCAGGATGTTCCTCGATGCAACAACCAAAAACAATATAGAGGCTTGGAGACACGCTTCTGACGTTACTATGATAGACGGTGGCGATATTTATGCTAACTCTATAACCCTTACTAAAGTCGCTTCCGAAGTTACTGATAGAATGTTTGATTCCTCTGCTGCCTCAGACAACATTCAGGGATGGCCTCATGCGTCAGATGTCACTAAGATTGATGGCGGCGATATTTACACTGGCTCGGTTACAGCAGCCAAGATAACTGTAGCCACTCTCTCAGCTTTATCTGCCGATATGGGTACACTCACGGCAGGCACCATCAAGATGGGCACAGGCACAAAGGATGTAAACCTGACAGGGTTCCAACTTGATAGCGGCGAGATAGTAGGGCAGGCTGCGGGGGTAGACCAAGTTTACATTTCCGCTGCTGATGGCAAACTATATGCTGGGGCAGGAGCTGTTGTTATAGGCTCCGCTGGAATTTGGATTGCTGACCAAGAGGATTTAATAGATAAGAAACTCTTGTTTGGCAATACTGCTGCCTTGCCTTATTCATGGTTACATACTGGCCCCACCAGCGTTTATTGGTGGCAACTTTATGCAGTAGACTGTTTAACCAATATGACCCACGCCTTAATGAGTAGTCGAGAACTAGGAGCCCACAGCTTAATCCGCACACAATTGAGTTATGATGATCGCTTCGCTTACCCAATCAGTGTTTTCAAAGTTCAAGCCTATGATGGACAATATGTGCGGAATATATTGGAGGTTGAGGGTTATAAAGGAGATGCCTCTGGTGTATTCACAGGAGCACTCTCCACCTACGGCTACATCTACCCTGGGACAGGGACTGCAATACAGGCCACAGGTTACATAACTGCTCATGCTACTGGCAAACTAGCTCTTATGGGTGGCAATGTCGGCATCGGGACAGCGGCACCAAATACAAAACTGGAAGTCAGTGGTACAACAAGAACAGCGCGGTTGGACATCGCAGGAGCGGAAACTTATATTTACCGTCTAAGTGCCAATGACCTCATATTCGGCTCAAATTCAGGGGATATGATTACAGTGAGTAATAATCTTTTAAGGCCATGCGCAGATAATGTTGTAGCGCTCGGGCATGGTAGCTATCGATGGAGTAACCTCAGAGTTGGGACTGGAACATCATATTTAATGGGTAATGTCGGCATCGGGACGACAGCCCCCAAAAGCGCACTCCATGTAGTAGGATTGCCTGTATATGCCAATAATGCTGCTGCAGTTGCTGGGGGCTTAACCGCAGGGGCATTCTATCGGACAAACGGTGACCCAGACCCAGTTTGTGTAGTACACTAGAAGGATAAGACGATGGAAAAACCAAGCTTCAAACTGACAAATTGGCAGATTTTCCTCCTTCTTGTGCTGATTGTGGCTGCCATCACATTCCTAGACTGGACGGCATTAGAAAAGAATGTGGACGGGATTGCCCTCGGCTCTACCATTGCTGCCCTTGTGGGGATAGCGGCAGCTATTCTTGCAGTGAAGATAAAGGACATACTCTTTGGCAAGTAGGTGGGGAAGGTGGAGTTAGACGAATTCAAGGCACTTGAGGCTAAGGCGGTCTTGGGCTTCTATTTTGACGTCGAGAATGGTATTATCCTCTTGCGCGAACGCCGTGAAGAAGCTGGGGGCGACTATGTACCAATGTTGCTCGATGGCGCAATTCTTATCACCGAGCCGTGGGTAGTAGATTACATGATGTGGGTACTTAACCATTGTCTGGAACGCCTTGACAATCCTATTGAATTTCGCCAAGCTATGGAGAACTGGGTAGAGGTATGGAAACTTTTGCGCCCTGCTATCCAAGCTGTAACCCGCTTGCGCATGGCTGAGGTTCCGCTTACTGAAATAAGCGATTACATGCAAAAGAATTATCCTTACCTCTGGGTGACGGGAAAACATGACATCAAAGGGTTGAGCGAACAAGATAAGGGAACACTAAACGAATTGCTAGAGAAATTTGAGTGAGGAGGATAAGATGAAGAAGTGGTACGCCAGTCGGACACTATGGGTAAACATCCTGCTAGCTGTGGCAGTAGTGGTCAATAGCCAGTGGGGATTCCAGCTTAGTCCCGAAGAACAAGGGGGGATCATTATTGTAATCAACCTTATTCTTCGAGCAATTACCAAGGAGGGATTGACGCTATAAATGAAAGTCGGAGTGGGACTTCAGGGACAAGGCCGCTACCTAGACCGTCTCCTATGGCTAAATCCTGATGCTACTCTCATCCTACAGGAAGGAATAGAAGACGCTAGGTGGTTGTGCGCACATGGTTGGGAAGGCGAAGTATGGCTTAGGTTCTATGATTACGAAGATAACAATCCAATGGGAACTGACCCTGAAGTCTATGCTGCACGTATCCAGCAATGGCTTGTTGAGAATGAGTACGGGGTAGACATAAAGCACATCATACCCTGGAACGAGCTTAACTTAGCTTGTGAACATAAGGGCATAGGTGTTTGGGACTCTGTAGAGGCATATATCGCCATCAATCAATGGTGCTGTAGATGTCTCTTGAGCCTTCGGGAACTGCTTAGGGATAAGTATATCCTTCATTGGGGAGCGTTAAGTCCTGGCCATGAACCACCTGGTTATGAGCCAGAGTACGAATACAACCTCGTAGCAGCTTCAGTAAGATATGCCGATATGGTGGATATGCACGTCTATGGGCCTACCGAACTAGAGTGGACAGGCTCTGGCAGAGCAGAGCGCATCGTGGCAAAGTTGAACCAAATGGGTGTCCTTACAAAAAACATCGCCATAACTGAGGTTAATAGCGTAGACTATGTCGAGTTATTATCCTGGTTAAAAGCATATATACCAGATTTAGCTGCAATTTTTTGGTTCTTATGGTGTGGGAACCCGGAGCACTCTGCCTTTGATTTAATCAAACAGGATTTGGAGCCATTAAAAGCGTTTATCGAAAAGAATAAGGAGGTAAGCATGGCTGAGTTTAGATATGGGGTAAAGGACGAAGCAGATAAACTGCGGTTAGCAGGAATAGACCCTGGGCAACCACTGTCAGACGAATACTGGTTTTTGCATGACCTGGCGGTACAACCAACTACCACGGGAACGTTTTGGATATACAAAGTTCAGGGAACATTCTATGTGCAATTCTTTCCGAAGGCGTTGGGAGGATAAAATGAAACTCACAGCACAAGGCGAAACAAAAGAATGTCCTGACTATATCTACAATATCATCAAGACCATAGGTCAGCAATATGGCGTGCCGTATAAGTTGCTCCTAGCTATTGCTTTCTGCGAGAGCAGCTTTGACCCCGCGGCCATCAACTATAATCCGCCTACTGACTCCTCGACAGGGACGGTGGATTATGGGCTATTCCAAATCAATAGCCATTGGCATCCCGACTTCAACCTCGAACTGAAGTTTGACCCTACCTACAATACACAGTACGCTTGCGACCTAATCTTGGGCGAGTATGCTAAGTTCGAAGATTGGTACAAAGCTATCTGGATGTGGTCTACATGGGATAGGGCATGGGCAATCTATCAGGAGTGGCAAGCAGCACCTGAAACGCCTAAGCCAACCTATGAGGAACTAGAGGCGAAGTTAGTAACAGAACAAGTAAAAGTTAATAAGGCTTTGAACTTTATCAATCAGGCACGGGACGCTCTATTGGAGTAGGCTATGCCATTACCGCCGTCTGGCAGTACTAAGTTCCAGGAGTGTATTCAAGCCCTTCAGGAACTTGCATACAATGACCTCAATAAGTTTGCCCAAAAACTAGGCTATGCTCATGCTCAGAGTTTCGCAACCCAAATGAAGCGCAGGGGCTATTCACGGCCACGATACAGCGACCCAACAAATCCAAGTGAAGAGAAGCAACCCGAACCCGTCATTATCATGCCCGAAATCCATCCGTACAAGGCACCAGATGTAGGTGAAGGCGAGGAGGAGACGCAAGTAGTGGTGCTGTCGGATGGTCACGCTGGTAAGATAACTCCTACCTTTGATGATGATGTGTATAAGGCTCGCATGGAGAGGCTATTCCAGAAGGTCATTACGGTCACACATCTCCATCGGCAGATGTACCCGATAAACCGATTGGTTATCCTTGACCTTGGGGACAACATAACTGGCGAGAATCCCCAGCAGGGAAGCAAGATAGAATCCGTCTCTATGGGCGCTCGCAGCCAGGTTTGGCGGCTGGCCCTTCCTGCAACCACGGAGTTTATCTTATCCGCCAGACAGGAATTCAGTAGTGTTGACTTCTATGGCATGGGTGGAAACCACGGTAGGTATGATAGACTGGCTCCAGAAACATCTAGTTGGGACTTGGCCCTTTACGACAATCTGAAGTCTACCTTTGGAGACAAGTATGATGGCATCACAATCCATAGTTCCGAGGAGTTCTACATTCTCCTAGAGATAGAGGGGCATAGGTTCTTTACAGTTCATGGGGATGAATTCCGAAACTCTGGCACGAGGGGTATCCCGATGATGGCTATGCTGCTCAAGATAGCCAACTGGTTTATCCAATATGGTGGGTTTAAGTATTTTCTCTGTGGTCACTTTCACACGTATGACAACCGCCTGCTATCGGCAAAGACAGAATTATTTATGAACGGGACTCTTGTTTCAGACGACCCATGGGCATTGGCTAGGCTGGGGGTTTCCTCCATCCCAAGCCAATGGACTTTTGGTGTTAAGCGTGACAAAGGGGTTACGTGGAGATACCCATTATGGTTTGATTAAGGAGGCTTTATGTCTGAATTAGATTGTTTTTACATAAGGCGATGGATACGACTATGAAAAGGCCAAAAATCTTTGTAAGCGGCCCATACCGAGCGGAGACCAGTGCAGACATAGAAAAGAATATTATCGCTGCCGAGGCTGTTGCCCGTGCCCTATGGCTTCAGGGTTGGTCTGTTTTTGTCCCTCACCTTAACACGAGTCATTTCGAGGGTCTTGCGCCAGAGGAAGATTTCTTAGATTACGGTCTCTCTATGATACAGCACCATGATGCTATTTTTATGTTGCCGAAATGGGAAAACAGCGAGGGCGCTTGTAAAGAGAGGGCAGAGGCAAGGCGATTGGGGAAGCCAGATGTCTATTCGCTTACAGGAGCAGAAATATTACTGGCCCGTATATCATGGGATAACAAAGATCGCTATCCTCCTTCTTTTTGATAGGGCAGGCCCGTCCGGCTAGATTTCCTCCCTCCTTTCTCTGGCTAGGAGGGCCTACCCACTTCCTTGACAATGGTAGTATAATAAAAATGCTTGCAGCAAGCGATATGATACGTTATCTAAAAAAGGCCCAGGCGGGTAAGGGCGACAAGAAAGTAGGCGAAACCGCTAGGAGACAGGCCATCGGAATTGTTGATGGCCTGTTTTCTTTTGGGCAAACCATCCTAATTGCAGTTGATACTCCCCAGCCTTAAAAGGCGGGGTTTTAGGCAGCGTTAATTGCAGATAATGCTTAATTTGCCGATATATCGCCAAATTGCTTGACAGAGTACGGATAGTTTGTTATTATAGCGTCACAGGTAGAAAGTGATGCGCAATCAGTTTTCTAAATGGAATTCAGTCAAAGTTAAAGCTAGATATAATTATACTTGTGCACGCTGTGGTTCAATGGAAAATATACAGGCGCATGACCCAAGTATGCAACATAGCGATTGGAGAATGGGGATAGCGCTTTGCGGGGAATGCCATAGTAAAGAACACCCCGATGTTCCAAAACGACTTTTTACAAGTTCTGGGAAACAACCCTATTGGCCTAATATGTCTGCTAGAACTTTAGCTAAGGAAATAGCTTGTCATTCTAGAACCATTATTCGTAGAGCAAAGAAACTTGGTATATTGCCTGGCAAACCATTGTCTGAAGAAGATAAGCAGAGAATAATGAATATTAAGTTTGATATATCCCCAGCGTTACCTGAAGAGTTACCCGAAAAGTACATAAAGCTACCAGAGGGATGGATTGGTGAGATGGAATGCCTGAGGTGCGGACACAAGTGGTTACGTAGGGTGCCACATTTGCCGAAGAGGTGCCCTCATTGCTTTAGTCCATATTGGAATAAACCAAGAAGAGACAAAGGCAAATAGAGGTAGCAGAAAGGAGGATGTAAATACTAGTTAATCTTGCCAAGCTATTATCCGATTTCGAGAACTTACACCAAAGCTTAGAGAGGCCAATCTACTACAAAAAAATCGTAGCATTGACGGATAATCCCCATCTATTTGAAGCGCAGGTCTGGGTAAATGGCGAAGTGGTTTTTGTCAAGTGCTTCAAATATCATCGCACGGCAGTAGATGCCTGCGATGATTTTGTCTATACCATGATTAGGGATAATAAATTCGGGCCCGGCCCTTATATCAAGGAGAATGATGACTGAGGACAAGGCGCAACAGGCATACTGGATTGGGCAAGTCTACGTGCTAGATGGTAAGTGTTGGGGCAGGGATTTGAGACGCAAGGTGGACAAAAAGGGTATAAGTTACCTCGATGTTGTCAATGTATGTCTAGGCAATGAGGAGGATATAGTACCAATCCTCAAGGGGGAAAGCCCATTAGGCAACCTACCAGATGATGCTGATGGCTATAAACGGATAGTATTACGAAGGATATTAGACGAGGATGAAGTAGAGTATGTCAGAAGTGATATTGCAGAACGAAGTGTGGAAAGAGGCCGAGCTGCTAAACCTCTTGGGGATAGAGAAAGGAACACTGGCTTACCTCAGAGAACAAAGGGGCTTTCCCACAGTGCAAGTCGGACGAGGTAAAAGGGTCTACTTGGCAAAGGAAGTGCTACAATGGTTGAGGGAACACGGAAATACGCCCGCCAACACCGAATAACTGCCAGTCCTCCGCCTATAACAGTACAGGGACTAGGCGCAGTTGGCGATGTTAGAAATGCAGGTATTTTAGACCATCCGTCAGAAAAACAGACAAATGAATTATACCTAATTATACCTAAGAGGAGGCTCTTAGAATGGTCAAGGCCAAATGCCCACCTCACTGGTGGGAGATAGATGCCCTAAATATAGGCCGATGCAAATTCTGCGGGCGGGAAAAACAATTCACGAACCGATTAAAGAAGTTCGGGCGCAGATACCAAGTAATGGGGGTAGAGAATGAGGCCTGGAAATAGGGTGCGCTACATTGGCCCTAACCAAGAGGATGTTGGGAAAACGGGCACTGTCGAGTGGATTAGTGGGCAAGGGGTCAAATGTAACGTCGTCTGGGATGATGGGCGCACGGCATTTTTACCAATAGCGCATTTAGAATTAGAGCCATGTGTCAAGATTAACGGTTGCCCTAAAATCCGGATGGTTCTCGACAAAAGCTATGATGTTGAGGGATTGTACCAGAAGGTGATCCAAGAAGTCTGTGCGATGTGTGAGGAGAAGGCGAAATCAACAGAGGAATTGCCATTTTAGGAAAGGAGAAGCAGATGAAGGCAAGGCTATACGATTGGGAGATGTTTTTAATTCTAACGGTTGCTGTCATTGTCCTGACGGCACTCCACATTCGCTTACATCCAGCGACGCTATATGGAGCTTATGTCTTAGGGATATTAGCGGCATTAGGCTACAAAGCATTACTTGACAGGAGAAGCAGATGACAGAAAAAGCAATAGTGCCACATGAAGCCCCAATCGCCTTGAGAAGCCAGTTTGCAGAGCGAGGGTTAAGCCCTGAACAGGCTCGGTACCAAGTCCAACGCATAAGTGAAGTTTACAAAACCGTGATGTCTGAGGGAACAGATTATGGAGTTATCCCAGGGACACCAAAGCCGAGCCTATGGAAGCCTGGTGCCGAGATTTTAGGTATGGTGTTTGAACTTGAGCCACGAATTGTATCTGAGGATAAGACCTTCGATTTCGAGCGGGGCTTTATTAAGTATGATTACCATATGCAAGTTGGATACACCCTGCCGGGGGGTCTTTTCATTGTGCGCGGTGAGGGCGTGGGAAGCTGTAACTCCTGGGAGGAGAAATATCGCTATCGCTGGGTGTGGCCTAATGAGCTTCCCCCAGAGGTTGATAGAGATAGCCTGGTAAAGCGATGGGTAAGAACGAAGACGGGGAGGGCCCCGCAATATCGGTTAGAAAATCCCGATCCCTGGAGTTTAGACAATACCATTAAGAAGCAAGCTAAGAAGCGGTGCTTCGTAGATGCTATCCTAAATGCGACCAGCGCCTCCCGTATATTCACGCAAGATGTCGAGGACTTACCCCCAACCCTGATGCAGACGGTTGCCGAGGATAATCTTGAGACAAGAGGCACCGATGATGCCGCGGTATCACCTGAACCGAAGACAGGCCCCCCTGAACAAAAGGCAGCGCTACCTCATATTGAGCAGGCAAAAGCCCTAGAGGAACTAGCCTATAAGATGTGGTCGCATATTGAGAGTAAACAGGCACGCTCTATGGCCTGTGGTCGCTGGATAAATCAGAAGTTCGGTAAAGGTTGGGGAAGTATGACCCCAGATGAGCGAAGTGCTGTTATCAACGCATTAGCATTTGAAGTCGGGGAGAAGAAGGAGGTAGACGATGACGACTAAGCGCGAGGCCACGAAAGTGATGACCAGTCAGACAGTATGTGTTTGGTGTGGGGAACCCCTCCGCTTTGAGCGAGGACGGGGTTGGGTACATCAAGATGGCTCGGTCTACAAACAGCGCATTGAAAAGACTGAGCGCCACCCAGAGGGAGAATTAGTCGATGACCACTGTGTTTTACCGAGGAGGAGTTAAGCCCCGTGATGCATCGCCGTAATCAAGACGCGATCCACCGCCAAGAAGGCATACGAGCAGGTCATAGCCACGAAGGAAACCCATGCCGATTGAAACCATGTTCGACTTAGACGCTGAAGAGGCTGTCTTGGGTAGCCTTTTGATTGATGGGGAGGCTATGGCCACCATTGCAGATTGGCTCAAGCCAGAACATTTCGGGCGTGATAAAAATCGCTGGATTTATCAAGCGATGTTGGCACTTTACAAGCGGGGCGAGGATGTCAATCTAATTACCGTAGACCATGAACTCGCCCAATCTGGCAAAATGAGCCAGTGGGACGCTTTCCAATACAATGAATATTTGGTGTGGCGTACACCTACATGCGTCTATCTGGAGTCCTATGCTCGGATTGTGGCACGGCTAGGCTATCAACGAGAACTGTTAGCCAAAGGCAAAGTGGACTTGCCAATAGAAATGCCCAAGCCCAAGATAAAAAACAAGACAATCTTCCGCAGGGAATAATTTATGGATTATCTTTCTAGCACCGATGGCTCGGTTTATGTCGAGATTGCGCTAGGAGATGCTGTGTTGTTGATAGAGGCTTCTGATGTTCGGCGTGAACGGACGGGCATACACGGGCGGCTTTGTATTATGCTTGACGGCGAACCTCTTGCCTGGACTATAGATAACATCGAAAAGGACGAGGTACGCACTAGATTGGGGAATAAGGCATACAGTTTCATAGACCCCAAATGGGCCACTAAGGTCAAATACAGCAAGGACGATATAAAGCATGACCTTGACCTCTTTTGTGCAGGACTATGGGAGCAATATATCAAGCAGGCTGAAGCTGAGGAAGTAGATGGAGACCCAGACATTAAGCTCTCCTTCTTAGTAAAGCCATTCATCCTAGAAGGTGGTGGAACGATAATTTTTTCCCCACCTGGCAGGGGAAAAAGCTATATGGGCTTGGCTATGGCTGTCTGCATTGATGCCGGGCTCGATAATTTGTGGCCTTGCCGGCAGGCTAAGGTATTATTTGTAAACCTGGAGCGGTCTGCCCAGTCGGTAAGGCGCAGGCTTGGTATGGTGAATCGAGCACTAGGTCTACCATGTAACCGTAAGCTCCTGATGGTGAACCAAAGAGGTAAGAGCCTGGCTGATATTTACGATGGTGTTAAGTCTACAATCGCCAAACATGATGTGAAGGTTATCATCCTTGATTCACTGAGCCGTGGTGGCTTTGGCGATCTCACGGGCAATCAAGATGTAAACCGAGCCGTTGATGCAATCAATAGCCTCTGCCCTACCTGGCTTGCCTTGGGGCATACGCCGCGCCAAGACGAAAGCCATGTCTTTGGTGGTATTCACTTTGACGCTGGGGCGGATATTATGATTCCCTTAACGAGCGAAAACAAAGAGAATGGCACGCTAGGGGTAGCTATGGAGATAAGCAAGGCGAATGATGTATCAACCGGGCAGCGCAGAACCATCGCCTTTGAGTTTGATAATGACGCCTTAACCGCTATAAGGGAAGCAGAAAGCTGGGAGTTTCCTGAGCTAGAAGCTGAGCATAAAGTAAGCCTAAAGGAACAAGTGGAGGATTTTCTGCTCGACATGGGCAAGGCTAGTGCTACACAAATCGCTAATGAAACGGGACTGAGTAGAGCTAAAATATCAACTTTGCTGCGCCATGATTCTAGGTTTGTAATGGTAGAGCGCAAAGGGACATCTGTACTATATGGCGTTAAAACTGTTGCTTAATATGTGTTACTTAGTATGTGTTCCTACACTTCAAACAAGGGCACACATGCTGCTTAGGGGGAACGATATATGTGTTCCCCTATATACAAAAGAAAAGGTAACACATACTATGTTCCCTCATAAATAGGGAGTTTTTATTAGACTCCCTTTAGAGGGGAGTCTGCCTAATAAAAACCTGGCACATATAAATTGAACCTATGTGTACATATGGAACACATTGGGAACACATGAGGAAGTATAGTTCTAAGAGTGGAGAGAACATGGAGCCTAAGAGCAATCGAGGTCTATGTTATCGCTGCAGGGAAAAGCCAGCGAAGTACATGATGCTGATGGATGAGCCAGAGCTAGTCCTACGAGATGATGGCTTTCATATGGAGAAAGTGGCAATCTGGCTCTGCGATGCGTGTGAGAAGGAACAGTACAATAGGAGACGCAAGGGGATAGTTTAACAACTGAATATGGAATAGATTGTGGCTACCGGCGGGGATGAGTACCGCCCCCGAAAGGGCCGCACGAGAGCGACGGGGCAGAACGACAGTAGGAGCAGAGCCTACTAGCCACAAGCCAAGCCTGGGGAGTGGCACTATGCGGAAACGCTAAGGGGTGTATTAAATGGGCGAGCTAGACCGTACCCAGCTCCCCAGGTGGGGCACCAGAGAAAGGAGAATGATGGCTGATAGTTGGAAGGCAGAGAACCCTTATACAGCAGGCAACTATTTACCAGGCCAGGAGAAGCCCAAAACATTCGATGAGGGCTGTGAAGCCCAGGCGGAGAAGCTGATAGCGTTACTTGAAGCTAATATGATTACGTTAGTAATTGAAAAGCCATTCCAGGAGGAGCTTGTTGCAATCCCCAAAGAGTGGTGGCAGCAACTAAAGAAGGAGGTGGAGAATGGAGCGCAAGATGGGGTTGCCTAATGTGTGATTGTTATGAGCAGAAGTGTGATCGTGAAGGATGTAAGGTGATGATTCCTGTCCACATCACTGACTTTATCATGCCTCGTAGTAATCTGGCGGTTTTTTGTGGCAGGCATATCCCAAAGAGTGATTGCTTTATTTGGAAATTCGATAAAAGACGAAAGGCGGCATTCAGGATACTGGACGTCAAGAAGATAGCCTATGAGAGACATAGAAAAGTCAATGAGCCATTGGAAAAGAAATTGGGAATAGAATATAGACCGCTAGCATTAAATGAGATAGCCACGCCTAATGCTTTCTCGACGGAATTGATGGCCGAGTTGCCTAATGTTAGCTTGCGCAATAAGGGATTGCCGTGAGTAATTGGGCTGAGACCTTTCCTGAATTAAAGACACGTTTGCTCCTAGTGCGAGAATTGGAGAATAACGCCAAACTGCGGAGTACCTTATTTCATTATTTTGGTGACCTTGCTATCATTGCCAAGATTTTGGATATTAAATCTGCGCTTAGGATAATGAATGCCTGTTATCGTGATTACAGGAAGCAACTTGTCTCCTTCCAGGGGGAACTCGAAGTGAAGGACAAACATATCTATAACGAGTTGATAGGCACAAGTCGAAATTACTACCGCAATATGTTGGTTAAGATAAAGCCGAGGGCAGCTACATTCAAGGCCACTGATGTTATACGGAGAGCGCAATAGGGGGTTGCCGTGAGTAAGGGTAACTATTACTTGGCAAAAACAATAGCCTTCTTCCGAAGCGAAGGCTACATATGTGAGCGCATAGAGAAGTTGCAGCGTGTGGTCTCAAAGGATAAGGTTATCTATGTCAAGCAAGACTTATTTGGCAGCGATCTCCTGTGCGTGAATGATACTGAAGTGCTATTTGTGCAGGTGAAGACTAATCGGGGCGATATTGCTAAGGGGCTGAAAAAGTTAGCCCAATTCCCCTGCCCCCCATGCGCCAGACAAGTGGTGATTTTGTGGACACCTAGAGAAAAACAACCGGAGCTAATTGAAGCCGAGCGAGCGATGGGGAATGACACCCACAGCCTCTAAGTAATTATAGACTCGCGGGCGAGAAAACCTCGCCCTTCAGGGCGGGGATGAAAGCCCGCTTGCCTTCTTTCCAAGATTGTGCTATAATAGATAAGGCACGGAACGGGTTAAGCCTAAGTAGGGTTGCCTACCCAAGGACTTAACAAAAGCCTTCACCTTCAAGGTGAGAAGCCATATATGGTAGTTCAACCAGACGCTCAAGCACGTCCTAGAGCACTTGAGCGTCGATTTTTTAGGGACACCTCTCAGCTCTGCTCCCAGTGTGGAGCTAGAGTTCCTAAAGACCTCTCGGTTCGTATCCACCGTTGTCCTTCCTGTGGTTTAACAATAGACCGCGATATCAATGCTGCCCTTAACATCTTAAATTTCGGGCTGGGGCACAGCCCTCAGGTGCCTTGCACCGTATCCTGAGAATCCCCGCCCTTTAGGACTGGGGAGTGTCAATGTGGCTGTCCTGACGTTTAGCTACTACTCTCCCGCATTTGGGGCATTGAAAGGCAATAGTCTTATTGCGTCCTGACCATCCATAACCATGAATGTACATCTTGGCCCCACACTCAGGGCACATAGGCCGAATAGCCTCAGTCTTTTGTGTCATCTTGCTCCTTCCTCTCTGTAGCTTCCATGTACTTCTCGTCCTCTATTTCATCCTCTAACTCATAAATTGAATCTGCCCACTTGTTGCCTTCGGCATAATCTTCCATCATTAGAGCCATCGAGTAACGTGCCTTAGCATATTTCAGTTTCTCTTCTAATGTCATCTTTCTCCTTTCTTATGCTGGGTGGATTTCATTTACGAATTTCTGCCGCCCATCGTCGCATTGGATTATGGCCATGACCGCCCCATGTTGCGTCATTATTGTCTTAACGTAATTCCCTACAACCCAATGCTTACCAGCTAAGCCGCTAATCCTTGTGCCAGGTGCGGGTCGCCATCCTCTAGGGCCTGCATTATAGGATGCCATTATCCTCTCCTTTCACCTACGCCACATCCCGATTGCAAAGCATTGCAAATACAATCGTTCTATTTCATCCGCTATTAAAGGATTTAATTCCACAGTAAAATGGTGCAGACCTCGTAATGGGCTAAGGTATTTCCACTGTCCAGGCTCTTTTTCACTATAATCGTCAATGACAAGCTCTTTTTCATTTGGCACACTACGGAACGTGAAGACAGCGTAGCCATCCTTGATTAGGCGGGCACCGTTCTCTTTAGCCTTTCCCTCTACGTAAGCCGTTGCCGCTTTCGCATAATGCACAGCCGCCTCCTTATTTTCCGTCAGATACAGAGGCGCATTGAAACCACGCCCTCCGCAGATGTACACTGCTGCTGCTGCGCTAGTTCCATGATATAAGGGTTTGTCCAGTTTATACATCCTCTCCTTTCACCTATATTTTATGCCGCAATACACCATGAATAATATTGCCGCTATTGCAAGCCATTCTATAAGATTAAGACCCAAGAAGGTTCTATCCATTGTTCCTCTGTTGCTCCTTTTCTTGATATTGTTGAAGGTATTCTCTTATGGTTTCGCCAATCTGTAGCAAATCCTTCAGCAGAAAGTTATAACCTATATCACGCCCATCAGGATCTACAATCCGCCATATGCTTACTTTGCCTTCCCAATCCTTATATTCCTTAATTGTATATGTCACCTGCTTCTCCTTCTCTCGTCGCCCTATTCCCTTTCTAGCAATCGGCTAAACTTTAGGTTTCTGATACCCTTTTCGGCGTCAGCTTTTGCAAGTTCAAGAACACGGGCTACATCATTCATTCTGCTGTTTAGTAGTTGATATGCCGCACCACCGTTAAGCCGTCCTTCCTCTTTTGCAGCTTGGACTTGTCTTTGGTAGCCGCGAAGCATACTCAAACCTAAACTATATCCCTGTATTTCCCCAAGATTGTATACTTGTTCCCGTGTGGCTCCCGGATAGAACTTTGCCATTTCTTCCCTCCTTCTCGCTATTCCCATTTGGGCTTGTGTTGGAAAAATCGCCCTTCAATGAAACCTTGCGGGTATTTGAATCTTGCCAGCAAATAGCCGCGTCCTGGGGCTTTGTATAAGAAATCTACTACGCCGGCCTCTTGTGGGAATGTATCTAATAGTTTACACGGCTTCCCATCAACACGTACTCGATTGATATAAGCAGCTTCTATCTCTGTGTCCCTTGCCATTTGCTTCTCCTTTCACTTCTTTAGCCGACTATGCTAACTGCCTTACGTGCTAGGGCATCAAGGCAGGGTGAATGTATCTCTTCGACTTCGAGCTTCTGGCCTTGATATTCAATCCAGACCATTTTAATATATTGATGTTTCTTACCGCACAGTTCGCAGTATTGATACTGGCGCTTTGCCATTTTGCCTTTCTCCCTTCTCGCCCTTGCGTCACTTCCGCCACGCTGCACGGAGGTAACTGCTCTGCGCTGGAACATTGATCGCAGTGTACACCGCCTCATCGTCGTAATCTACGTCTATGCGCAGATTCTCGACGATTGCTTTGCCTCGTCCCCAGGGGTGCGTGCAGAGGTTGTATGCTGCGCGCACCCTGGTCTCCGGATCGAGGCCAAACCGTTTGAGGCCTCTCATGGTCAAAATGTCGCCGCTTCTTACTGTTTCCATCTCTCCTCCTTCTCGCCTATTCTCAAAAGCTAAACATCGCTTAGCTTCTGAGCAAGGGCGAGAAGCCCCTGCGCTAGATTCGGGGATGGATTATGTAGCCGGCGTCGGCCAGCCGTTTTTTATTGCCCCCGGTAGCCCAGCAAGCGCGTCCTCCTGGGGTTTGGTGTGTTCGCACACCGGGGACTGGGGCTGTCAGTAGGATATACTCTCGCAGCTCGTAATTGCCCCGGTTTTTGACCCTCTCTGCCAGGATGTTCAGATTCTGTCCGGTTGCCATTTGCCTTTCTCCTTT